CGCACCGCTAGGTGGTGCTTTGTCACTCGCAGCCAAGGACATTGTCCAGAAGCGAGGCGAGGACAACGAAACCTTCCGGGAAAGAAAGCTCAGCAAAATAGCCGAAGGATTTGGATTTGACACCAACATCCACGGGGACAGGGACGACTATCTTGGCTGGTATGTGGAGTCTATGGTTCAGATTGGTGGACTAGGTCTTGTTGCCAATATGTTCTACGACACTGCCGAGCAACTCGACAACGGAGCCTATGGTAAGCAGAGGATCGCGAGCACAATCTTTGGCCCATCCGTAGGATTATTCAACGATGCAGTCAATGTTGTGCAGGGTGTGACTGACACCAATGAAGATGCTAACGGGAAGGAGCGTTCAGCCGCTAGGTCTGTCGTTGGACGCATACCTGTCGTTGGAGGAATCAAGCCGCTCAAGGAAGCCGCAGTAGACGAGATAGCTGGAGAGGTTAAAAAGAAAGGTAGTTCGTGGGGTAAGGGTTGGTCTAAGGGTTGGGATTAATCAGTCTCAACATCTAGGTCAGTCTCTATCCAGACCTTAGCGCCACAAGGAAGTGGCTTGTCAGGCCGATACACAACCCGACAAACCTCTGTGTCACCTAACATCACTCTGGCTGAATTGACTTTCCTGTTACGCTTGTAGTCTTTTACAGTGATAACAGGAAGGTCATCGCCTTTTGTGTTCGCTCGGATGTTGTGCTGATTAACGTGAATGCGGGTCTTCATCTTGGCCAGATGTTTAGCTTTTCGAGTCGCTCAATTTCGGCCTCAATGTAGAACCGAATCTTTTTTGCATCCCGCATCATGTCGCTGTGAGATGCCTCGCCATATCGATAGGCGGCTCTAAAAATCTCGCCCATCTGTGCGTTCATGTCCTTGTCGCTAATCAGATGTTGAAGCTCTGTAGCGTTATCTGGCAACATGTAATAGTCAGCAGACGAACCATCTGATCGTGAAGCAGTGCCATAAATATCATCATTCAAAATCACTCTCTCCCCCATTTAAGTTCACTCTCAATCTTTTGTTGCTCAGTCTCCAGCTCCTGTACCTCAACGCGGACTTCTGTCAGTCTCTCTCGAGTATGTCTACGCTTGTCCACAACCTTCATGATTGCGTCCTTTGTCTTGACCGCGCTTTGCTCTAGGTTCAACTGGTTGATCCTGTCATTCATACTCTCAACCTGATGGTTGAGTTCTATCTGCTCGCATCTAGCCATACCAAGGTTAATTAAAACTTCCTTGAGTTGAGCAAGCCTTTCTATCTTTGTCTTGTCATTCATAACGCTGGCTCCAAATTTATTCTTTCCCAATCATCGCATGGGTCTTCGCAACGCTTGTTGTGCTTGGTGCATTTCCACTGCCCATCATCAGTCGGTCTTGACCAGTCACATGTCCGACAGATAACAGGTATCTCTGCATCCTGATCCGACGACCAGCAAAGGGTTGCCCTATCGCACCAAGTACAGGGAAACTTACCCTCCACTGCACGGAGCTTTACTGATCTTCCTGCAACAATACGATTAACCTTGTCCACGATGTATGCGTAATCAAGCGGATCATATTCAACAACCTCGCAAGCATAGGTGCTGTCATTCTTGTTGTAGGCAATAAACAAGGCATCCTTCAATCGCCCGTCCATGCCCATCATCATCTGCATCTGCTCGTAATAAGTCCGGTTGGCATTCTTTATTCCCTTCCGCACGAACTCTTTATGCTTCTTGTCGTTCATGCTCTTGATCTCAAGCAATGACATCACGCCAGTACCAAGATCAATCATACCGTCAGCATGAGCCTTAACGTGTCCACCCAAGTCCTTCCACTCAAACTGGCGACCTGTAAACTCATTCTTTTCTTGTACGTGATAGCCAGCCTTCTTGAGGTGGGCTACAACTAAATCTTCAATGACATGGCCAAGCTGAAATATTCTGAGGACGTGAGGAGGGAAAGGTCTTTTGGGGTAACCTCGCAAACCCATTGCCAGATATGCTTCGCACTCATGGCCAATCATGCTGGCTCCAAGGTAGGCTCTTTGCTCGCCCTCCTCTACCCAACTTGCGTCGATTCTATCTTTCATTTCTTCCATAGAGATTAGGGGGCAGTTACCTGCCCCCATCCTAACTAAAAGGGGATGTCATCATTCGGCATTGATGCCGCCGCTGTACCACCGCTCTTGGCAGGTGATGCCATTTGAGGTGCTGGCTCGCTCTCGCCCAACTGGACGCTTCCATCCAAAGCAAAGAAAGCTCCGTTGTTGCGAGGCTGTCCACCGCCGGGTCGCACGTTGCCATCATTGTCCTGCCAGCTTTCACCCTGCTCAACGCGGACACCAACCTTGAGGCCGATGATCGACTTGATGTCGCCCGGCTTGTCAGGGGAAGGATGTCCACCAAAGGTTAGCAGGCTCTTCAATCGCGCCAGACCAATCTCGGTAGCCTTGGGGTTAGGGTTGTGGACATTAATACGATCAGTAACGTACTGGCCTTCTTCGTTTGCCAGTTTGATCTGAAGGTACTTACCTGTGCCTGCCTTGGTAGTTTTAATTTCTGCCTCGGCAATTTTCACAGAATGGTTTCCGGGACGAAGCGTGGCTCGTCCTCCCTCGTCAGATACATTAGCGAGGTCTAGTTTATCGAAACTCCAACTACTCATTTCTTATCTCCAGTTTTAATTTGACTTGTGGGTGCGTTGATTTTCTTCAGCAACTCCACGACATTTCCGCACTTTTCTACGGGTGATAGACGACCACGAGGATCGCGGGTTTTGCCTTTCCATCCACGGACATCATCCGTAATGATCTGGCGGGTGACAGTGACAGCGCCACTGGATTCATCGGTGCTTCGGATGCCACAGAAAACGTGGTCAAATAAAGCAGGCAATTTTTTAGCAACCTTAGTTTGCTGAACCATTGGCCAGTACTCGACAGCATCGTTGTCGTTCTTTTCTTCTTTGGCCAAGCAGGTCATTAGAATTTCGTATGGCATATCTCGAATGAGTTTGAGCGCACCAATCATCTGGCGCTCGTAGTCTTGCCACTTGCGCATGTCATTCGGATTGTCGAACGCCTTCTCCACATCTGACATACATCTATCAGACATCTCAGTAAGGCTATCAATGGCTATCCATTTGTAGCCCTGTGACTTGAAGTCCTCCGACATAACTAGCTTTAGGATGTCACGGAAGCAGAGTTGATCTTCGGTGAGGTTAGGCCAGTGCTTGCGATCCCAGCCGTGGAACTCGACATAGTCGATGTCCACATCTGACAGAGACGAGAGGCCGCTCTCACCAGAGATGATTAAACCCTTGCCGTACTCTTCGGCATAGAAACGGCACTGGAATGTTTTGCCGTATCCATGATGGCCATAGATAAGAGTCTTGTGATGTTGAGTACCTGCTGTACTCGTACTGTTGAACATACCCATTAGTTACTCCTCGTAATATTAAGGGATGGTTTTTGGTTCACGATATTGAGGGCTGGACGCAACACATTTTTGGTCGCCTGATCCAAACGCTCATAAGTTTTTCGGTCAACGGATAATTGTTTTTTGACGTGCGTGGGTAAGGAGTCATCGTTCCTAAATATTTCCGACAGCCGTTGAGTGTCCCATCGATATTGGTTACGGCGTTTAATCTTTACATCAAATCCGTAACCATTTATCTCAAGGTCTTGCTCGGTGTCGCCACTCACTTGCTCACTCAACTCCACAATCTTTGCTTCGGCTGAGTCGAGTTGAACCTTGAGTGCATCCATCTTTGCGCGGCAATCCACTGCGCTAACGACGGCCTCTTCAAATTCGGGAGCATCCATAACCCATTGGCCATCTTTAAATATTCCAGAGGCTATATAGGTAGGGGTGGCTGATGGAACGATAGTCTTTGGCGACGAAAGCGTCGCACTTCTTTTGCGTAATTTCATATTAACCTTCACTTTAATTGTTGCATTAGACACCTAAAGGTGTCACATTAGTACGACAGTGTCAACTAATAAATAACGAAAGAGTAAAAATGAAACTTAACATTGAGAAACTCGTTGACGACTGTGGCGGTGCCGCCGCTTTAGCTTCGGCACTTGGAATAAGTCGCACAACTCCTTATCGCTGGATTGCCCAAGGCATGATGTCGAGCAGGATTATTGAGCGGATAAAGGAAGTTGAACCACAAATTAAAATTGACGATTACTTTAAAGGTGAGATGAATGCCACAAGAGTCACTGATAGATGCAGCGATTGAGTACCTTGAACAAGGTCTCTCAATCATCCCAATACGGCCTGACACAAAACGCCCAGCAATAAGGTGGAAGGAGTATCAAACCAGACAGCCTACTCATGAAGAGGTAGAGCAGTGGTTTACTACTTGGCCTGACGCCAACATCGCAGTAGTTACAGGTGAGGTGTCGGGTATTGTCATTGTGGACTGCGACAACGATGAGGCGCTTAGCTCAGCATTGAGCTGTGATATGCGTTCACCGATTCGCGTGTCCACAAAAAGAGGTTGCCACCTTTGGTTTACCCACCCTCGTGATGGTGTACGACGAGGCCCGAGAGCTGGAGGTAATTCCACTGGATCAGACTGGCCTCGGACTAACGGGCTAGATTTCCGTGGAGATGGTAGCTACGCATTACTACCACCCTCCTCTAACTACAAGTGGTCTATCCCCTCTGGCCTCGACATGTTCGATGACATGCCAATGTGGAAGGACTGGTCGCCAAGCAATTCTGTGGACGCCAAGAATGAGTTTGTCTTCGAGGACTTAAACCTTACCGACATACGCTTCGATCCCACCGCACTCATGACGGAGTGGGAGCGCACGGAAGCCTTTGTAAAGAAGCATGGATTCAAGGATGGCAAGATTCCTGCTGGTCAAGGCAATGGCCGCAATGAACGTGTGATGAGGTACGCATCTGAATGTGTACTGCAAGGTGCATTCGGCCCCGAGCTTCGTGTTCGTTGCCGCGCATTCATGGATCACTTCTTCCGTGAACATCTTCGTGACAAAGAATTTGAGGACACCCTCGATAGTGTTGAGCGCATGGAGCGCCGTAATCATCCAGAGCGTTTCGATCCGAACTCTGGTGAGTACATCTATAAGCGTCCCGACATTGAAGTCTTTGATGGCGAGAAGCGTGAACGCAAACTGATCACTGTCACCGATGCCGATGGCCTCATTGAGCAGGGCAAGAACAGGCAGTACTTTCTCGAGCCTTGGTTGCGTCCTAACACGATTATTCAGATACATGGATACTCTGGATCAGGTAAGACAATGTTCCTACAGCACGCCTTATACGCGCTCTCAGCGGGGGCTAGATACTTCGGCCCATTCGAGTGTCACAAGCCTGCGCGTGTACTCTACTTCGACTTTGAATTAAGCCAAGGCGACCTTGGTCGTCGCCTTGG